AAGGACCAATAGCATTTAAAATCTGTGCATTATCAGATTTACCTTTGTTAAGGTCAACAGATACAAGAATATTACCTTGAGGAATTACACCTGCAGGTTGTGGTAATTGATATTGGAATACTGTATCACTATCTCTAGATGTAACTAAGAAAGATCCATTGTAGATGATTGGGTTTGCACCGTAAACAGTAACAGAATCTCCAACTAACAATCCATGATTATTAGCACAAGTTACAGTTGCAGATCTATTATTAACACCACCAAATGTAATTGAATCAACAGAAATTAGTTTTTTAACATTATACAACCAAGTTGTTAATTCTGATCCAGTACTACTACCACCTAACTTAGAAACTGTTAATTTATCACCAGGTAAGTAGTAAGAACCAGTATCAGTAAGTGTTGTTTGTTGAGCATCAACAATACCAACAATATTCATCACTACTTCTTGAGGAGTTCCTTTATTAATGAATACTGTAAAGTTTGAAGATACGATAGTCGCAGAATCCCAATCTTCAACAATGCCATTTACGGAACGAGTACATTCAATGAACTGATTGAGAGATTTTTCTTTATATTGAACAAGTTCTGTGGTATCACTACTACTTCCAATTAAAAATTCACCGTTTCTCTCTGGCCAACCGATAGTAGAGTCAACTGTAATAATACTATCTTCAGTTCCAAGAGGTTCTGCAAGTTTTGTTTTATATGGAACTGTAAATGATCCATTAATAGTTTCTTCTGATAAAATTAATTCAAAAATTTCTACATCAGAGGTTTTAATTGAAATATAGTTTTCAACCAATGCACTCGCTGCTTGAACGTTAGTATCAGCAATATCAGCCTCTTGTGTTAAAAGACCATCTCTAATATCATCAGGATTACCACTAACTAAAGTAGCACGAAGAATTGTATCAATAGACCATGTTGCAGCAGATGGTTTGATAATCTGATCTTTAGGATATGAAATACTTACTTGCTCACCATAAAGAAGTTTGAAAAGGTAACTAATACTAAAGGAAGTTCCTTTTGCACTATAAAAATCTTTAATAGTTTTGATTGATGTTCTTACATCAATCTTATTATAATCTAATTCTGGAACATCAGGTAAAAATTGTTCTTTATACTTGTCTAAAAGTCTCTTGACAAATAAAGAGTCTAAACATTTAACATCAGTATCTGAAGTTGCTGCTGATGCAGTAGTATTATTAGAAAATACAGCATTACCATCTTCAGTGTATTCTGTAATAGCACTTGCTGCTCTAGCACATCCGATAAACTTTGCTTTTTGATATCCTTTACCTGTTTGATTTACTTTGAATCCAGTTACTTCATTTAAACCAACTTCTGCAGAACATTTTGCTTCTGGAGGAGATTGAATAACGATTGTTGGTGGAGTAGCAGCACTATATCCAGTTCCAAAAGATGATACGTTAATATCAGTAATTTGACCGTTGAATATTGAAGCAGTTGCAGTTGCACCAGTTCCTCCAATATAAACTCCTTGATCATTAGTTCTATTATCTACGATATAAACAGAAGGAACATCATCATATCCACTACCACCACTTAATAAATCGATTCCAACAACTCTACCATCAGAGTCAACTCTTGTACTAAGAACTTGAGCACCGACAGGATCAATAATTGCAATTCTAGGAACAGTTTCATATCCTTGACCTGCATTAGCAATAGTAACTCCAGTAACAACACCATTAGTCAAAACTGCTGTTAATGCTGCTTTAATACCATTAACACCAGTAGGTTCATCGATATAAACTGTAGGAACAGTAGTATATCCTTGTCCACCATCAGTAATGGGAATAGTTCCAGATACTTGTCCATTTACAATAGGACAGACACCTAGTGTAGCACCTCCAGGCTGCTTGAAAGTGATTCTAGGGGTAAAAGTATATCCACTACCAGAAGTAGTAATTTCTACAGCAGAAACTGCACCATTCGTAACAGTTGCTTTTAATACTGCTGCTGAAGAACCTGCTTTTGTTGGAGTTTGTATCTGAACAGTAGGAGGGTTTGTATCACTATAACCTTTACCACCATCAAGTAAAGAAACTGTCTTAACACCATTAATTAAGGTCTTTACAGATGCACCAGATCCAGTATCTGAGTTAATAGAAACTTGAGGTGGATACTCAAATCTATAATTACTTCCGTTTTGATTTATTTCAACACTACTTAACTGACCATTGTTGTCTACACGAGAATATCCTACAGCGTTTGCACCAAAAGAGGGAACTGGTGCTTCAATAGAGTACAGAGATAAGAAACGACCATTTAAAGGTGCAGTTAAGAAAATAAATTGATCTCCATCAATGAAGAAATCTACTTTAGGAACTAAGAGTCGATTATCATATACTGCAAGAAAATATTCATCAACAATACCATCATATCTGACTCCATTTCGAGTCATTGTAAATTGTGTCTTACCTTCACCAAATCCGTTTGATAAATTATCAATCGCTAAAACATTATTTTCTACAAAACCACTAAGATAAACGATAGATGTTTGTGAAGAATCATCAGAAGCAAGTTTTAATCTAGGAGCAGTTGTAAAAACAATATTACTACCACTTACTGTATAATCAATATTTGGAACTAAAACTTTACTATATGCAGTAACAATAAGGTGTTGTGCAGAAGGAGGAGATATAGGATTATCTTGTGATGTAAGAGGAAACTGTGTTGTAGTTCCATCAAATCCATTTAAAGGATTTGCAAGAGTAGTCCACTTAAGTTTTACCTGATCATAAGAAATACCAGGACTCAACGCGATATTTGGTGCGTGAGTTACACCTTCATAATATACAACCTCATTACCAATTAATATACTTCCATCATTTTCTAAAAATTGATCAACACTTTCAACAACAATTTCGTCATTAGTCGCAGTAATATCTTCTACAATTTTTGTAGCACCATCAAGGATATCAACATTGAGTTTATCAATGTCGAGATATCCAAGAAAATCGTTGAGAATATTTTGCCCTAATCCAGTCTTTTCTTGCGAACGATAATAATATTCAAGAAATTTATTGAATAAAGGATAATCGTTAGCAATAAAATCTGGGGTCTGTTGTGCGACCGATTGAGAGACCTTATTGATGTTCATCTACAAGTTAGAAGCAGGTTGTGTTAGTCAAATTACCAGCGTTTGCAATATCAGCAACAGTGAGTGTTGTTGGTGTATTATTGAATACTGCGGGTGTCAAACTATTTAGTGGGATTGTAGGAGGTGGAATGGTTCCAACTGGAACTATTGTGACCTCAGGATTAACAATGTTAATAATTGTGCCTGGTGTTGAAGCAGGAATTGTTGAAACGTTAGCAGGAATGAATAGAACAGGAATTGAAAGACCTGTAGGTAATAGATCTGCATTTGTTACAGAACCTGCACCAGTTGTAGTATCAGTGATTGATATGCCATTTACAGGAATATTGACACCAGCACCGATAATAGCAACAGGACCGAAACAAACTTCACCAGTTGAATAATTTACTGTACCTGCTGCATTATTAGTATATACCTTTCTATTACCTGTATTATAAAATGTTCTAAGGTTTCCAAAACCATCATCTTCAAATTGTTGATCTACACCAGGTCTATCAGAAGTTCTGAATGTTCCTGATAGCAAGATTGGTTCTTTCTTACAAGTAGTTCCATCATTATTACTTGGATTACTATCATAGAGAGCACCACCAGTAGCAATACAATATGTATTAGTCTGATTAGTAGTTGGTCTAATGTATCTGAGTAATGTTAACTGAGTAGAAACGTCAGTGATAGAACTATCAGCAAGACTGATTGCTTTTTCAAATGAACCTAATCTAAAGGTAGAGTTAAAGTTATTGATCTGTGTTTGAGATGCCCAATCATTAATACCAGATAGAACATTTGTATTAATTTCAGATGTGTTAGTTGATGTTGCAGGATCGTAAGATGCAAAAACTTTAAGGTATAAGTAAATATCTTCTGGATCAATAATTACAGGATCAATAGATGCCATAGCATATTTTCTTAAATCTGCTGAAATTGACTTTTTAGTAGCATCATTAAGTAATGAACCTGTCTTTGTTTTGATTGCAATGTATACTTTACCGTAAATTGGAGGATTAAGTGTATCTCCACCATAAGCAACTACCGCATCAGCATTACTGTATACCTTTTTAGTGATTGTTGCATAATCTTGAGCAGTTACTGCTCTATATTGAGAAGAGTAAAATCTAGGTGCGTTATATTTGATTGAATCAACAGTTTCAGCAGCTGCACCTAACTGAGAACGTTCTTTCATCTCTACAGTTATATCTGCAGGCGAGTAATTGACTCCGTTAGTATCAACCATTCTACCAACATAAGCAAACTGATTAATCTCATTTGCTTCAGAACCAGAAGTAACCAAATATTCTAAAACAACTACCTCACCATCTTTTAATGCTCTACCTGCAGTATCATCACCAAATTTAATTTCATAACGTTGATCCTCACCTTCAGAAAGGAAGTATGCACGAGTAGTTGCAGTCAAGTCAGTGATCGTATCAGTTAAACTGTACAAATCAGATTGTGTAGATGTTTCATTCGGTTTTACACGAACAGATAATGTATTAATATCAACTGCTTCAGTAGGAATCTTATATGTTTGTGCTGCAAATGTGTTTACAATATACGAAAAGGTTACAATACTACCTTCTTTAACAATAACACTGTCAAACTCAGCCATACCTGTTGTTGTATTGACTGTTGCTGTTATTGGTTCTAAAATATTAAACAGATAATTACCACCACTAGCAACAGACCCCTTTGCAAGGGTTACGCTAGTAGGATAAGCACCATTTGTTAATGATGTCTGTAACATAAATTTTAAACATGCTTGAGATGCAGTAATAGATCTCGGAACATAATTTAAAAGTTTTGCAATATTAACTACGTTGTCTCTAACAGTGGCAGAAGGCAAAAATGCTTCATTCATTGCCATGTTAGCATTAAATGCTGTATAGTAACTATTATATGCTAATGTATCGATCAGATATGACAGTGACGAACCTTCAAAGTCATAGTCACTGAATTCATCCCTCGTTCTAAGGTATGATTTTATAGATGCTTTAATATCATTAAAGTCTAATGCTGTTAGGTTATTCGGTTGCATTATTCGGGTCTCTGTAATACGAACTCAATGGTTTCCACTGGAGGTAATCCAACAATTTGATAACGTAGTTCAACATCAAAAGAGTTTTTCTCGAAATTTGCTTTTACATTAACAGCAATTATTCTAACTCTAGGTTCATACTGAGTAATTGTATTTATTACCTCTTCCTTGATAGAAATAGAAGTAAATGGATCAAGTGGTTCAAATAGAAGTTCGGATATTCGAGATCCGATATCTGGTTGGAATGGTTTTTCACCAGGAACGGTCAAAATAAGATTTTTGACTGCTTGTTTGATGGCATTGTCATTTTTCACGATAGCAACGTCTTTTGTATTCGCATTTCGCACGAAACCGATTCCTAAGTCTTTAAAAGACCTAGATTCGACAAAATCTTTACCTCTTATTTTTTTTAATGCCATCTGTACAGGGAAAGTCCTGTATTATTTATCGACCTTGACCCCGATATCTCTTTTTTGCTCTATTTTTAGATGTTGCACTGTATTTTGTGTGCTGTCCACGTCCTTGACGTGTCTTTTTTGGTGTCGAATCAACTCCTCCACTCATAAAAGCTCTATTTTTAGTTGCCATAATTAAACTCCAATAAAAACATTAGGTGAACACCCTGTTACAACGGAAGTACATGGAAATGCGGGTGTCTGATCTCCAAGTGGGTCTCCGAACCTTCCAGCACGACGACCATTAATCCAAACAGTCATACTTGTAGCCATAAGTTTCCTCGAATGACCAACTGCAGGTTCTCTACCACCTGCAACTCCTATTGTACACCACCAGGCAGGTGTTGCCCTTGTGGTAAGACATTTAAACCCAACAGACGTTGTTGAGTGCATGGTGGGTGTAGGATGCGGTATTAGAATGTCTTGATCAATGATCGGTAACTGACCATTGATAATAACAGTCCGTAAATACGGTCCCGCAGGTAGTTGCGGATGCGGTGGCCAAATTGTAGTTGCATTCATCGCTTGCACGGGTCTTGGAACTATAGTAGGACTAAGAGATGGATGTGGACAGTTAGGTAATACACCTCCACCTAGACCAGGATGGTGTGATGAACCAGTTCCTACTCCGTGTCCGCTATCTGTCCCCATGTATAGTGCTGCACCTGGCATTTTAAGTTATGTTGAATGGATTTCCGTACGCTGCTCCCGCGTTTGCTGCTTGAGTTGCTGCAGAAGATAAATCATGGAACATCCTGATACTTCCGCTTGCACTCCATGCTTGACATCCTGGTCCTAAAAGACCTGACATTGTGAATGATGTATTTACAGTTCCACCAGAACCATCACTAGATGATCCACCAGTTGATCCTGTAGGAGGATTACATGTAAAGTGTGAACTTCCCGCATTTACGGGAGACATAGACAATGTAACAGAAAGAGAGGTCTCTTTTGCTTGATCTGCACGGTATTGCGTCATAAAGTATTTAGTGCCTGATGAAGCTGCGGGTAATTCAGTAAAAGAACCTTGAACAGTCTCTACAAGACTCTCTTTATGGTTTGACAACTCTGGAACACTTGTTTGAGTGATGTCATCAATCGATTGTGAACGTTCTAAAGTAGTTCTTTCAAGTTCCTCTCTCAAAACTTCCTTCATTTCGTTACTAATATTAGTATCATCGTCTAAAAAGTTCAAATTATACTTCGGAGAGACAATATCACGCAGTTCATCGGTTACTCCTTTGGAATATTTCCTCTGTGGGAGTACTGTAGTGCGTCTTCTATCGTTATCTAACTTAATTTCAACAGTTGGTTCACGACTTTCGTTGTTAGTTGTCTTCAACATTTGATTATATGAGTCAGAAAGTGCTTTTATAGCGTCTTGAGTCATTCTAGGAGCGTCAGAATTGTCAAAACTTGCTATTCTTTCGTTATTTTCGTTAATTACCTTCTCAATTTGCTCTGGAGTGAACCCTAATTCGAGTAATCTGTTGTAAGTAGTCGGATCAAACGCTGACATGAACCCAACATCGACTTTTTCAAACTCTGGAGAGGGAAAAGATGACATTAATTCTTCATTATCGCGATCAAAATTAGGATCGAACGCATCATTTGTAAAAGTTTCGACTTTTTTCTTGTAATTATTGCGAATCCAGACCTTTGGAGGATTATTTTCGTCATATCCGCTACCTCCGCGTGTAATTTCTATCGCAGTTAGTACACCTGCACTAAAAGTTCCCTTAATTTCCGCTTGAGTTCCTGATTCAATGAGTGGTGGAGTCACAATTAGGTCTGGTGCTTCTTGTAATTTGTTCCAACCTGCACCTCCATCGACGATTGTAGCACTTGTTACGCGACCATTTGTAATTGTAAGGGTCACATCAGGTTGTTTTATGGTGTTATAGATGTCTGGTGCGGATAAATCTACACTTGCAGTGATAAATTGCATGGATTTATCGGAAAATTCATACTTTCCAACTAAAATAGCACGATCTGGAATACCTTTACCTGCCACTGTGGTGATTTGATGTGCTCTATTAGACGTATATTGAGTGTCTTTAACAAAATTACTACCATTTCCATCAACATATGCTACATGATAAGGGAAATTACCTTCATCCATGTGGAAAACGCGGGTAAGGGTATGTCCATTTACAACATCTCCTGTTCTTAATACGTCAAAACCCGATACACTAGAGGTTTGTTCAACAGGACCGACTGCTGTAATCTTCAAATTGACTGTTAAAGTGCTAGTTGTAGAGTCTGGATGTTGATGTGTGTAACTAATACTGAACACATCGTTGACACTATAACCAGTACCAGGTGATAATATCTCTGTAACTAACCATTCAGTGCCCGTAAAAGCGACGGACGACCCCGACTCGTCTACAATAGGACGTATTCTCACCTTTAATCGGAGTCCTGTGGTCGCTCCCGACCCATTGATTTCGTAGATAGTAAAGTCATCAAGCG